GGACGCTGGTGTTTTTGATAAGTTTGATCGAGTTTTCACTGGTCACTATCATATGAGATCAAATCAAGGAAATGTATATTACTTAGGCAATCCATATGAGATGTATTGGAATGATGTAAATGACAGAAAACGTGGATTTCATTTGTTTGGCACCGATACTCTAGAACACACGCCAGTCAATAATCCATATCAACTTTTTCATAATCTATATTATGAAGATACTCCACATCAGATGTTGGATATCACTAAGTATGATCAAAAGATACTTAAGGTGATTGTTCGTAAGAAGTCTGATCCAAAACAGTTTGAGAAATATATTGATAAACTTTATTCATCAAATCTAGCAGAACTTAAAATTGTTGAAAACTTTGATTTCACAGAAGGTGAAGAGTTTGAAGCAGATGAATCTGAAGATACAATATCTTTGTTAAATAGATATATACAAGAGTCTGAAGTTGACTTAGATAAATCTGTGATTACAGAAATACTTCAAGACGTTTATCGGGAGGCCTGTGAGGTTGAGTAATGTTTATCTTAGCGGTTAAAGGATTTGAAGAGGACGGTGCTTTCTCCATCGAGAATGATGATGGAGATAAAGTCCTTTTGATGTTTGAAGAGGAGGATGATGCAGATAGATATGCTGACTTAATATCAGTTGAAGATGATTATCCAGAGATGAGTGTGATAGAGATAGATGATTTCGTGGCAATGAGGGCTTGCGAAATGCACGATTACATGTATAATATAATTAGACCAGACGATATCGTGGTTCCACCAAAGAATGATTTGTTTCAAAAAGATAAAATGGCGTAATTTGCTGTCTACTGGTAATCAGTGGACTGAGATTGACTTAAATAAAAAATCGAATACAGTTATTATTGGGACAAATGGTGCTGGTAAATCTACTATGTTAGATGCACTGACTTTTGTTCTATTTAATAAACCATTTCGTAAGATTAATAAATCTCAACTTGTAAACGCTACAAATGAAAAAGATTGCATGGTTGAACTTGACTTTACAATAGGTTCAACAGATTGGTTTATTCGTAGAGGCATCAAACCAAATATATTTGAGATTCATCGTAACGGATCAATGATGAATCAATCTTCTGCTGCCAATGATCAACAGAAATGGTTAGAACAAAATGTTGTGAAGATGAACTACAAGTCATTTACACAAATCGTCATACTGGGTAGTAGTACATTTGTTCCATTCATGCAACTGTCAGGTTCAAATCGAAGAGAAGTGATTGAGGACTTGTTGGATATCAAAATATTCTCAGCAATGAATGCTATAATTAGAGATAAGATAAGAGATAAGAAAGACGCAATTAGAACTTTAGAGTTAAAGAAAACATCTCTCAAAGAAAAATTAGAGATGCAACAGAACTTCATGGAGGAAGTTGAGAAGAGGGGCAAAGAAAGAATAGATTCTAAAAAAGAAAAAATTAATTCTTTGATTGTAGATACAGAAGAATGTATAGTGTCAAATGAGTGGAAAGAGGATGATATTCAAGAACACATCAAAGACCAAGAAAGATTTACAGGTGCTGATAAGAAACTTAAAGAGATAGGTAATCTCAAAGGAAAAATATCAAACAAGGCATCAACAGTAAAGAAAGAACATAAATTCTTTTCAAAAAATACGGTATGTCCTACTTGCACACAAGATATTGGTGAAGAGTTGAGGCTAAATAAGCTTGACGAAGCCCAACAAAAAGCAAAAGAACTTCAATCTGGTTATCAAGAACTAGAAAAAGCAATAGAAAAAGAAGAAGAAAGGGAACGTCAATTTATCCAACTCACTAAAGGAATAACCAAACTCACGAATGAAATTTCTCAAAACAACGTTAAGATCTCTGGCTATCAAAAACAAATCAGAGAACTTGAATCAGAAATTCAAACTATTACCAATCAACTTGAAAACCGAAATTCTGAACATGAGAAACTAACTGAATTTGACCAAAAACTAAAAGAGACTTATGACTCTTTAGGAGAGAAGAAACAAGAAATACTACATCATGACTTTGCCTACTCACTTCTCAAGGATGGTGGCGTAAAGTCCAAAATCATCAAAAAGTATCTACCACTTATCAATCAACAGGTTAATAAGTATCTCAGGATGATGGACTTCTATATTAATTTCAAACTTGATGAAGAGTTCAATGAGACCATTCAATCTCCTATTCATGAGGACTTCTCATATTCATCCTTCAGTGAAGGTGAAAAGATGAGAATCGATCTAGCACTTCTCTTCACATGGAGGGAGGTTGCTAGATTTAAAAATTCTGTTAATACAAATTTATTAATTATGGATGAAGTGTTTGATAGTTCGCTTGATGGATTTGGAACAGAAGAATTTTTAAAGATCGTAAAATATGTAATTAAGGATGCAAACGTATTTGTAATATCTCACAAGCAATCTCTACACGATAGATTTGAAGACCTGATACAGTTTGAAAAGGTTAAAGGATTTAGTCGTATGACATAAATAAAATTAAAGTTCGGTAATCCGCATGATACTAGAGGAGGCATGTCACTCACTTAAGTTAGAATGTGCTTTGAGAGATTTAGGTTTTGTTGATATTGGTTGGAAATGTGTTGCACACGCAGGGATATTTTTTATTCAACCAGTGGGATTTCCAGATTATCCTGATGGAGAACTCTTGGATTTTCTTTAACACTACCTAACACTCATGATATGCGTAGAGTTCGTTTGATGCGAACTGCAAAGAGAGCTTTAGACTATGCGACAGGTGTAGACGATTAAATTAGTGGCACATTTGCTGTTTCTATTTTGTGCTGAGGAATTATAATAAGGACATATAAGAGAGGTTTTGATGTCCATCCAACAAGAAATTAAATCACAACTTGCTAAGTTACTTGCTACAGAAGATCTAATTGTAGAACACAAACAAGTCGAGACTGCAAGTTTCAATGTAGAGACAAGAGTTTTAGTTCTTCCACTATGGGAGAAGGCTTCCAGTGAAGTTTATGATATGTTAGTCGCACATGAAGTTGGTCATGCACTATTCACTCCATGTGAAGATTGGTTAGATAGATATGATATACCACCATCATTTGTAAACATAGTTGAAGATGCTCGTATTGAGAAGTTGATGAAGAGAAAGTATGCTGGTCTTCCAAAGACATTCTTCAATGGATACAAAGAACTACAAGGAATGGACTTCTTCAAGTTAAGTGGTATTGATGTGAATGAGATGGGTATTGCTGATAGATTAAATTTATATTTCAAGATTGGTAACTTCATTGATATTGATTTCAATGAAGAGGAAAAGACTTTTGTAAGTATGGTCAAGTCAGCAGAAACATTTGAGGATGTTCTTGAGTATTCAAAAGTTATCTGGGAGTATGCGAAAGAAGAATTAGAACAGAAGAAGAAAGAACAAGAAGAGATTGAAGAGATGAAGGCAAAGGTTGAGATGGAAGATGGTGATGGTGACAATGAGAAAGAGTATCAGACTACAACTCAAGGCACTGAAGGAGATTCACAAAAGTCAGATGTTGAAAGTGAAGATGAGTTAGAAGATGAAGATGATGATGATGATGGTTTGGATTATGATGACCAAGCATATTCAAAAGGTGGTATCACTCTTGGTGACGAACCAAAGGCTGAAACTGTTGAGAATCTTGAAGAATCACTTAAAGATTTAGTAAATCAAGCTGGTCGTGAGACACTCTATGTTGAGAAACCAAATGACTTAGATCTTGACAAAGTTATCATCCCTAACTGGTACATTCATAAGAATATTGATTTTGAGTGGCGTGAAAATGCACTATCAGATTTCTTCAATGCTGATAAAGAGTTTGATGAGTTCAGAGTATCTGCAAGAAAAGAAGTTAACTATCTTGTCAAAGAGTTTGAGATGAAGAAGTCAGCATCTGCATACGCTCGTGCTGCAACTGCAAGAACAGGAATGCTTGATATGTCAAAACTTCATACATATCAATACTGTGAAGATATCTTCAAGAAAGTTACAGTTCTACCTGATGGTAAGAATCATGGATTAGTATTCATTCTTGATTGGTCTGGATCAATGCAGTATGTAATGCAAGATACTATCAAGCAACTATACAATCTAATTTGGTTTTGTAAGAAAGTTCACATACCATTTGAAGTTTATGCATTTACAAATTCATATCCAAATCCAAATCGTTTTGATATAGTTCAAGAAGATCTTAAATTACATATGGATGGCAACTTTGCACTACTTAATTTACTCACAAGTAAAGTAAGAGCAAAGGATATGAATGAGCAGATGAGAAATGTTTTCAGACTTGCGTTTCTATTTGAGCATCGTGGTGCATTCTATCGTTGTCCTCTTGGTATGTCTTTATCAGGTACACCATTGAATGAAGCACTTATATGTTTACATCAAATACTACCTCAGTTCCGTAAGGAGAATGGTTTACAGAAAGTGCAGTGTGTTGTTCTAACTGATGGAGAAGCTCAATCAATGAGATTTAATCGTGAGATACAAAGAGATTGGGAAGAGGGAACATATATGGGTTCAGCATATCTAAATGATAGTTGCTACATTCGTAATCGTAAAACAGGTTATGTTTATGGTCTCAAGAACATGGGATATTATGGAGATGCCACTGATGTTTTTCTTGAAGATTTACGTCAAAGTTTTCCAGATACAAACTTTATAGGTATTCGTTTGATGCCAAATGGTTGGGCAAGTTCATTCATTCAGAAATACACTGATGATACTTGTGAGTATGAGAAATCACTCAATCACTGGAGAAAGCACAAATCAATCTCTCTTAAGACTTCTGGATATCATGTATACTTTGGATTATCTTCAACTTCACTTGGTAATGACACTGAGTTTGAAGTACATGTTTTATTTTG